ATTATAAAATGACATGGTATATTAAGTTCATCCAATCCTGTGATAAACCTTTCTCTAAAATCCTTAGCTATGTTATAATTAATATATTTTCTGCGGTCTAGACAATCGCCCATGTGTAGAAAGGTTGTAATCTCAGGATGATTTTTGAGATATGGGAAAAATTGATTCTCATAGAAGTCATAAAAGAATTCATTGAAAATCAAACTGTCTGACCTTGCGCCAAAATGTGTATCAGTAATTATTGCTATTTTACTCACTGGCACAGTGCCTTGTTATCTGTTCACTATCAACTATGTCCTCTAACCAAAAATCCATCCTGCCTGTTCCGGCTGGTGAATTCTCTATAGATTCTTCAATAAGATCTAATTCAGTTTGGTGGAGTTTTTTAGTATAGTCTCTAATCAAGCTATCAACTTGTTCGACATAATCTTCAAATTTCGTTTTCATTTAATTCTTCCTCTATAAAATGTTCAATCCCTTTTTTGGATCGTTTTCGTTTAGGTTTAGTTGCTTTTTCTTTCTCAGCGAGATTGTCTCGTAAGAATTCCATGTAGGTGTTTGCGTAAATATCGTCATCACCTTCCATGACATCATAAGTTTTTGTTGCTGTATTATCAATAATTTTCTGCTTAATGGCTGTTTGTTTCTTTTCCTTCGTTATTCTACGAATGAAAGCATAATATATTATTTGAGTAAAATATGCAAATGGATTTTTAGATTTCTCTGGATTAAAATTCTTTGCATATCTAATACAATTCTCTATACCATCACCTATCATTTCCTCACGATAGGTATAATTAATAAAGTTGGGCCTGAAAGATAAATGGGTTGCAATCTTATAAAAACATTCGCCCATGTATTCTGTAACCTTTGGTGGTAGATCATCGACTTCATCTGATTCTGCAATATCTGTTTTCCACTTTTCCATTTCTGCAAAAAATAATTTATTATCAACATAATGTATTTTTTTTTCCTTTTCCATAATTTATTTTAGGTTAATTTTTATTATCTCATAATCAAATTCTTCTTGATTATAGATACCAATACGCTTAATAAAATGTTTTATCGTATGGTTATTATTATTAAAGTTATCTGCAATATCATATAGCTTAGCAGTTACCTTACTTTCATGTGTTCGTAATCCTCTACCTATAGATTGTAGGTTTCGGATACGACTTTTATAAGGGCTAGAAAAAATGATGTTATGCAAATTCCTAATATTGATACCAGTACTAAATACGCCAAAACTGGCGACCACGATGGCATCTCGTTCTGTTTCAACGATTCTTCTGATATTTTCTCTTGTGCTTGAATCTGTTCCTCCAAACACAAAAAAAGTTTTCCTATCGGCATTAGCCTTCTCCTTTATGAGTTCGTATAATAACTGTCCATGTTTGATTAACGAAAAAAGGACTAATGTATTTCCTTTTAAATCAATGCATAAATTTCTAATCAGATTATTCCGTTGAGGATGCTCTGTTATGAATTTTATTTCTTTATTATAGTCTCTTATTATACACTCTTTCTTTGAATAAGTCAAGACAATTCCTATAATCTTTAAATCGGAGATTTGTTTACTGTCCATTAACTGTTTTGTGGTAGTAACCTTCTTGACTGAGCCGAACAATCCTTCCAGTACTAAATGATGACTTTCAGCATCATCAAGTGTTCCTGTTAGTCCAATTTTATAAGGACAATCTGTTGTCTTGTGCATTACTGTCTTGAGAGATTTAGCTGCAAAAGTATGTACTTCATCACCGATGATAACCTTATACTTTTCAAAATGTTTCTTTGGGAGTTGATATATGGACTGCCAGGTGGATATATGGACAAGTTTTGGGGAAGTCTTGTCTTTTCCTGCATAGATTCTGTGACAGTACTTCTCAGAGTCCCATCCATAATCTTGAAAATCAGTATACATTTGTTCCACTAATGAGGATCGTGGAACCAATAATAGTATGTGAGAGTTTTCCAATATTTGTTGATAATATCGAATTAGTATATAGATAATAAAACTTTTACCACTAGCTGTAGGACTGACCAGTATACATCTACCATTTCTAATAGAATGCTGTACTGCATCAAGCTGGTAATCTCTAATAGTCACAGTACTTTTTAAACCATCTATAAATGATTGTACTGTGCCTACATCGATTTCCAGAGGAGTTCTCACCCCACCACTAATAGTATATTTTTTTGCTGTAGCGAATTTGTAGATATATTCGGATAACCCAACGTAAATTTGGTTATTCCGTATGTCGAATAATCGAATCTTTCCATCCCAGAGCCTATTCTTGAAACTAGGCATGAACTTTGCCCCAGGCACTTCAAAACTAAAATATTCGTTTAATTCTTTTGTAATACTTCTTTCACATTCAATCTGAGAGTAAACATCATCTTTCTTGTGAATTATAATATCAAATTCCAGCCTCGAATTTTCTCCACTCAATTGCATTTTTTATTTGAAAAGAACGATTACTAACTGATCTCACTATTTCCTGTAAATAATCAACTACAGTTTCATAGTACTCAACCTTTCCTTTTAGGTCACGATACTCTTTATCAGCCTCTATAAAAGTCTTCTGGTCATCTTTAGTGTTTAGCTTAACATCAAACGACCCCTTCTCTTTGTAAATCTCTTCTGTTGCTTTACCTGTATAAAACACCCATTTATCCCTTTTAAGAACATTAAGTTCTCCTTGTGTCTTTTTTAAAAGAAGCGAATGCTCTGTTAAGAGCTGAAGATACTTGGAATGTAGGGAAGGTATTCGTAGGGATTCTATATCTAATTCAAGATCATTGATTTTAAGGTCTTTCCTGACCATATCCTGTATTTCAGTTAATGTCATAATATTCTTTATATATTCACTTATAAACCCAGCATAGCTATAATAACATATAGAAACGCAAAAGTCAAGTCATTTAGTTAAAAGTAGCCTAAACACCTTTAGCTATATTGTCACACAGCCTAATCAAGTGGACTCACTTTAATTAAATTTCTGTTTAGGCTACTTAATAGTATTTATCATTTTGAAGTTTCAAACTCGTAATAAAGATACCTAAATGTTGCACTAGCTTTAAAATATTCCACATCTGTCAACTCTTGAGAATATTCTAATGATGACAAAGTTGTAGGAAACATATTTTTAAATTTAACTTCTACTTTTGGTATATTTTTAGAATTATATACTATCAAAGTTGCATCTGAATATAAATTAGATTCTTCATAAGTAGATTTTGTTCTAGGGTCAGCATCATCTGCACCAAATTGTCTAACAGCACCATCTCCTTTAGTTAATATAGAAGTCCATTGGTTGTGATTAACAGGAGCAGCAATACCTACTAACCAATCCCATATCTCTCTATAATTTTGAAGTTCTTCATCTACTATAAAAGTTATGTTTAATGTATCAAAGGTAAGTTTATCCCCTGTAAGACTTATATCGGCCATAGGTGTAGGATATTGAGCTTCACCTAAAGATATGCCTGGAATGTTTGCAGCTGTGCAAAACCAAGTTGTTTTGGGGAGTCGATTAAACGCAAGTCTCCATTGAGTTCCAGTTGCGTAATCATATACTGTAGGTTGTTGTGAACTAGTGTCTGCCATAATAGGTATCTATATGTTTCACTAGTATTTATAAGGAAGGAAATAGGGGAGAATCCATCCCCCCCTATATTTTAACAAATTGAGGTTACTTCTTAGAGTAGATACCCCAAAGCACCCAAATGGCGACTAGACCAACTAATCCTTCAGATCCTAAACTCTTTACGAGACTTACTACTGAACCGACTACATCCATAGGCATGAATGGAATTGCTGCACCAAATAAAATTTGGAGTACAACACCTAAGGCAATAAGCCCTAAACCTACATCAGTTAATGATTTAATCCACCCTGAGACTTTTTCTAACATATATTTCTCCGTTAGGGTTTATTATAATAAAGGGGATAGTGGGGAAAATAGTTTCCCCCACTAAGATGAAAATTACATCAAGTTACTAACACGAGCTCTGCGGTAGTAAGTATTACTATCAGCAGTGAACGGTTGTGAATTCGCTGCAATTGCAGCCGATGTTTGTGACATCGGATTAACTGCCATTCCATAACGAGTCTTAAATGCAATTCGTGGTTGGAAAGTTGTTTCTGAAACCGCACGAACCATTTGCAACGGAACGTATGGGCAATAGAACAATCCTGCATCATAAGCATTAGTACCACGATAACCGGCAACATACCAGTTATTTGCAGCACTTGCACTTACAACGGAATTATAAGGATCAACAAAGACCTTAATTCTACCATTAATTGTACCAGCAAAAGTACTTCCTTCTGGGCTTGGGTCAACATTCATGTTACCCGAACCATTGGCTCCTCCACCTACATCAAGGACACCAGCCATTGACAATGCAGAAGCAACATCAGCAGAACAAACAAGGATATTTCCTTTTCCTCTGCGAGTTAGGATTCCAATATCGTTGCAATCACGCTCGATTTGGAACATCAGACCTTTGAATTTTTCAACTGACCAACGACCATTAGAGTCTGTGTCAAGATTGAAAGTTCCAGCAGATGCTGTAGTTTGAGCACCAACCTTTGCTGTAATGTAAATAGTACGAACTACTTCACGATTAATCTCAGCAAGAATTTCTGTGCTAAGAATATTCGACAATTCGGATTCTGCATCAAGACCATGAATTGCTTTCAAGTCTTGTGCGAGTTCCATTGTGTAAGCAGCACGTAAGGCACGAGTCCTTGCGGTTACTGTTGCTTTCTCAATGGTAAATCCCATGTCTTGGAACAAACTACCAGAAGCACCATATGCTTCACCGGCAGCTGTAGTATCACCACCTTTTACGTTGTATGTACCAGCAACATCAGAACCACTTGCGGCATCTGATTCACCCCAAATATCGGGATTGTCTGCATGATTAGATACACCAGCAGTACCACCATTTAATGCACCAGGCTCTGTACCAGTTTGAGCAGAAAGGGTAACGTTTGAACTACCTGTATCTGCTTCATCAAAAAGTGCTTCATCAACGGATGTTGCACCTTCACCCATTCTTGCTTTCATTGCAAAAATAAGTCCTGTGGGGCCACTCATCGGTTGCACACCACAAATATCATATGCCATCAAATTAGGCATAGATCTACGAACTAAAGAAATCAAAACTGGATCCCAGTTTGCAACAGCATCTGCTGTGGACATTTCTGCCTCAGTCAAAAAACTGCGTGACTCCTTCATTTCTTTTTCTTGGTTCTCCAAGATAACAGCGGTAACTGCACGTTTGTAAGAATCGGTAATCGCCGGTAAATCGGGATGATTCAAAACTGGTTGCCACTTTTCTTGTAGAGCTTCTGAATTATACATAAATTACTCCTTTAAAAAGTTTATTAGATATTATTTTTCAGCCCGTTTGTTATCTTTCTTAATGGCAGACATATATTGTGCCATAGATCCAGATACTTTAACAGGTTCTTCGGTTCCTTCTTCAGTAAGAGTCTCATCTTGAGCTTTTACTTCATCAGTACCAAAATAGCTTTCCTTTATCGTTTGAAGTTTCTCTTTGTAAGACTCTTCATCGGAAAACTCAACATCATCAACCAGACTTTGGAACTTTTCAGTTTCGGTATCAGTCATCCCATCAGCAACATCGGCAATCATGGACTCTTTTACGAGTTCACCTTTTGCCTTTTTCAACTGAACATTTTCTTCCATCTGTTTGTTTAATTTATCTTCCAATTCTTCTATTTTAGTCAAATTGGCTTCCAAGATGTCATACTTCTCATCTGGAACATCAATATAATGGTCTTCAAATAATCCTTTCAGACCACTAATGAAATCTTCTGCAATCTCACCTTTGAGCCCACGCTCAATAGCAAGTTCGTTATCAGACATCCATTGTTCAACAACGTAGTTCATATAGTCATCGACTTTTTCAACTACACTTGTCATTGTTTCTTCTGCAACTTTCTTTGAAGATTCTTGATTTTCTGCATGAATTTTCTCTAGTTCAGAACGAACCTTTGATTTAATTGCAGTTTCAAAAATTGTTGCGGCTTTTGTTTTAAATTCGTCAGAAAGTTCTTCTTCACCACTAACTAAAGCATCAATGTCTTGTGATACATCTAAATCTTCAATTGTTTGGTCAATAGACTCTTTCTTAATTTTAGAAGCTTCTTCATCTTCTTCTTCTTCCTCATACCCTTCATCATGTTCGGTTTCACCTAAAACGTGTTTACCATACATTTTTGCAAGGTCTTCTTTTTTCAGACCTTTAATGTGGTCTACAATCCCCTGCATGATTTCAGATTTGAGTTTAGGAGTAGAAGCTTTTTCTTCTGCTTTTACTTCCTCTTCTTCCTCTTCTTCATCAGATTCAGATTTAGCTTTTACTTCTTTATCTTCTTCTTTATCTTCTACTGTAGTTACAGGTTTTACTGTACCTTTAGTTGATTTAGGTTCAGATGCTGAGCCAGTAGTTTTAGCTTTTTGCATATTTTCTTTTTCTTGTTTTAACTTAACGGAACTTGGATTTGAGGCCTTAGGAGCTGTTGCTTCCTCTACCGAATCCTCATCCACTTTTTCCATATCTTTATTGAGTTCTTCAGACATATAGTCTCCTTGTAAAGTTTTGATTAATTATATTTATAATATTAGAGTTTTGAAAGAAACATTTCAAAGGCTTTACTAGCCTTATTTGCGGAAGCGACTCTATGAATACGGGCAACTTCTTCTTCTCTAAGAATTCCGTTATCCCAAATCCACTCTTTCCCTTCCATTATTCCTTCCACAAACGCCTCTGGTGCAGATGGATCAGCGACAATATCTCCTGCTGTTGCAAGATAAAAATCATCTTTAACTACGTTAGTTTGACCCTTCTTTTCAAGTGTACCCATTCCTCTACTAGAGACTCCAAGTTTCGCACCTGCATTTAGAAGTTCCTTGACAATTTTACCGTTAGGTGTGTCAAGAATCTTTGCTTTCCCGATGATATTATTACCTTCGGGGTATAGTTCTTCGATTAAGTGAGAAACCCTATCCAAATTGACCGTAGGCCCTTCTGGATGTCCTAATTCTCCGAAAGCTCGTTTATGCTGAACTAGTTCCTTATTATATCGAGTAACTTCTTTTGTTAAAATATTAAGGGGATATAGTCTACCATTCCGATTCTTAGTCTCGGCCTGCATGAAAACCCCTTTAATTTTCAAATCTTTACCATTCTTACCTTCAGTAAGAACTTCAAAATTATCAAACATTTCTGTTATTAATTTCATATTATCCCTCTATTAATATGATTTATGTACAACAATAACTGCATAAGAAGCGCCTGATACCGTAATACCTAAATCTGCGGTTTGTAATCCCGACAGTTCAGCTCCAGCTGCACCTAAGTTCCAATGTCCTGTACCTGTAAAGGCATGGACAGCAGTACCACCTCTATCTATTGTAATTGAGGTTGCAGTTTGCCAAAAAATATCAACAATACTTGCGCTCACTACAGTAGTTTCACCAGTTGCTGTAAGTTCTGCTAATGTTATTGCTCCATCAGTAGAATCTATATGTAAAACACTTCTACCATGTGAGTTTCTAATTGAATTTGCCATAGTTTATATCCTAAATTGTTAGCATTTCTTTATCAAAATAATTCATAATATCTTTAACTTTTACACCATGTTTTTTTGCAACTTTTTCTACATTTTTATCAAATGTACTTAAAAAATCGCCTGGATTTTTTTCCATTATATCAAAGACATCATCTATCGCCTTTTTCATTTTAGGTGTAAGTTTTTTATAGGTGGATGATTTCTTGTGTTCATCCTTTTCTACAACCCATGTATTAAATTCTTTAAATTTCTTCATCGGCAGAGTTCTCAACTGAGGTATCTGATTGTTTATTTATCAAAGAATTTGCTACTTCTACTCGTTTTAAATCTAATGCACCTCCTATTTTTTGTGCCATAGAATTTTTAAAATGCGATTCTGCATCTATTTTATTGTCATCAACTAATGCTGAAATCATAGCTGGTAATTCACTCATAATTTATCTCGTTATATGTTATCTTTGTGGGCCTGTAAGTGGGCCGTCTGGATCCATCGGATTTCCTAATGGAGCGTGTTCAGGCTCATCTGGTTCCCCATGTATTTGTTTTTCCATATTAGTAATTTCATCTTCAGTCATACGAAAAACGTGTTTTTGTACATATTCCTTAGAAAACCAATCACCTATATAGGGTTCCATACTATTTAGTATATCTAATCGGTCACGAAGAACATCCATATCTCGCAATTCCGCATAATGGCCATCCTTCATATAACTGTATTTAAGATTTTCTTGAATCCCCTGCCAATCTTCTTCTGCAATAACACCCTTGAGTATTAATTGCGTTTTAAGAAGGTCATTAAATAAAGTGTTAAATTTGTTCCGTAATTTCTGAACAAACTTAGTAAATTTTACTTCATCTCTTGTAATTTCTGCACCTCGACCCATACTAAATCCTGAATCAGCTTCTAACCGACTAACAGGAATATTCAAAGATCGATATAGTTTTTTCTGAAAATAGATAATATCATCTATTTCTCCAAGATTCTGCCCGCCAGGCAATGTGGTAATTTCTGTTCCTCTACCACCTTCTCTACGAGGCAACCAAAAATCTTCTAACATACTCATCTGTTGACGATCATCCTTTACCTCACCAGTTGAGGCATTATACACCAACTTGTTTCGATAACGATTCATCACATCTTTAAGATATGCCTCTGCTTTTACTTTAGGTAAATTACCAACATCAATGTAGAAGATTCTACGTTCTGGAGCCCTTGCAATACGATAAATTACTACCGCATCCTCAATCATCCTAAGTTGATTAACAGGTTTGATAGCTTTATGTAAGTACGATAAAACTAATGCTTTTGTGGGGTCAAATAATCCTGAACCACACATTGCAATTGCATCTGCTGTAATTTTAATAGCAGTTCCTACTGACCCTGAAGAGCCAGTATTTGCACTAGTTACCCCTTGTTCATTATATAAGTAATAATCTTCTAATACTTTAAGTGTAGGGGATTTTTTCTTTGTTTCTGCTTTTTCGATTTTACGAATTCGTTTAATCTTTAAAGCATCAATGTATCTTAATTCTTGTATTCCTTTTTGTGGATCTTCTTCATCTACAATTTTATGAAAATAAATCCTACCATCTATATACCATCGTCTAAAAACATCGTGAGCTTTATTAGTAAAATCTAATAGCTTTAAGACTTGTGAAAATTCATCCCTAACTCTTCTTTTAATTTTTGAAGAATAAGGTAAATTATCAGTATTAATAGATACTGCTTGTCTATATTCATCAATATTTATAGACTCATTAATAATATCTTCAATTGCTAAATCACATTCTGGATGCTCTGAGGTAGACCTATACCTACGAATAAGATCAGATTCGGACTTAGTTTGTCCTTCTATATCAAGAAATTCGCTGTAGAATCCAGCAGATGTGGTAGCTCCAGATTCAGGATCGGGGAGAACAAACGATGCCTGTTCTCCCTTGTCCTTTGCTCTGGTAATTTGAAATCCAAATAGTTGTGCCATAATACTCCGTAATCAATTTATCAATGTAAATATTTATACGAAATATTATGTTGTAGTATTGGTTTCAAAAAACTGATAGCGATAGGTTACTTCAAAAGTTTCAACCTCTCCAGCTTCCGCTGCAGTTAGTTCAATAGGTGCTATGGTTAGTGGCCACATACCTCTAAAAGTATAAGCCTTAATTACCTGACCAGCACGATCTAAGTGATCAACAAATGAATCTACCATATAATCAGATGGATTTTCCAACCCACTATTGTCTGACATATTGTTGATTTCATTCATCCAACGCTCAAATGCATTACGAATAGCGAAATCAGTATCATTTAAAATTGTAGTTGACCATGTATCTATAGTACGATCTCCTGCAATATACAGATTCCGTCCACGAAATGGAACTGGAATTTCTGCCAATGTCATGCCAGGCAAGTTTGTTGCAGTACATAAAAAAGACATTGTTCGTGTCTCTCCACCTACTGCTGCAAAGCCTGGAAAAGGCATTGTTACTTGAAATTGATTCGCTCTTGCGCCACCACCTTTTAATGCGGATTTAAAGTCGTTTATGTTTGCCATGTGTCTCTCCTATGCCCCTACCACTTCACTAAACGCAACACCAGTTTTCGTGGCGATGAAGTTTAGAGAAATAAAGTTAATAGACCGAGCCGGTTTGACAAAAATGTCAGCGACAAACTCGTTACGGTCAACAACGCTGCCTGGGTTGTTGGACTCATCACATACAACTAAGAAGTCAGTCATACCTCTACGACCTTGCACATCACGCAAGAAAGGTTCAACCATGTTCCTAAATCCTGCTCTTGTGAACTCATCATTGAATTCAAATAACTGGAATTTGGAAGCAGTTGAGATAGCCTTCTCTAGTACGATAAACAATCTTCGTACATTAATACGGTCAAATGCACTTGGTTTTGATTGTGCAGTTTTATCTCCGTACAATATTGTTCCTTGGCCGGGGAAAGCACAAACTGGATTTATTCTAGCACGATACAGAATATCTCTATTGGCTTTTTGAGGATTATAAGCAAGTTTTACAACTCCTCTTACTTGTCCACGATTAAAACCGCCTGGACTAAACCAAGCATCTGCAACCATATCTGTTCTTGCACAAAGTCCTGCCATATCTCCGTTTAGTGGAATCCACCGATAAGTGTCATTGTACTTATCATATGTGTATTTGTACCCACTATCGAACATACCATAGGATGTTGATGTTAATGCATCATAATATGCTTTGACATTTGATGTCTGTGTGGTTTCATTAGCTACATTCACAACATCACTTAATTCTGGTGACACAAATGCGACTGCATCTTTACGGTCAGTACACATATCCAAAGCATTTCCTGCCTTAGTTGCATCTGCCTTACCACAAATGAACAAGTTCAAATCAACCGTTTCTGTATCTTTGAATCGGTCAATTCCATCTTTTTGTTCACCAGCAGTTAATGCATAATCATCTACACCACCTACCAGAGAAATATCTGTGATAATTTCTGCTGAAGCAGTATATAATGTAGTACCCTGTGTAGCTACAGTATTACCATA